ACGATTTTGGCAGAGCTGGACAAGTTCACAACGTCATTCATGGGAAAAGTGGACGAGATCGCGAGCAAATTCAGCCCGGCAACGATATTAGCCGAACTGGACAAGTTCACGACCTCATTCATGGGAAAAGTAGACGAGATCGCAAGCAAATTCAGCCCGGCAACGATTTTAGCAGAGCTGGACAAGTTCACAACGTCATTCATGGGAAAAGTGGACGAAATCGCGAGCAAATTCAGCCCGGCAACGATTTTGGCAGAGCTGGACAAGTTCACAACGTCATTCATGGGAAAAGTGGACGAAATCGCAAGCAAATTCAGCCCGGAGACGATTTTAGCAGAGCTGGACAAGTTCACGACCTCATTCATGGGAAAAGTAGACGAAATCGCGAGCAAATTCAGCCCGGCAACGATTTTGGCAGAGCTGGATAAGTTCACAACATCATTCATGGGAAAAGTAGACGAAATCGCAAGCAAATTCAGCCCGGAGACACTTTTAGCAGAGCTGGACAAATTCGCTGATTCATTTATGAAAAAGGTAGACGGGGTTGTGAGTAAATTCAGTCCGAAGACCATATTGAAAGAACTGGATAAATTCACTGATTCATTTATGAAAAAGATAGATGACGTTGTCAGCAAATTCAGTCCGGAGACCATATTGAAAGAGCTGGATCATTTTACTGATTCGTTTATGAAGAAAGTCGACGACGTTGTCGGTAAATTCAGTCCTGATAAGCTAATCGACCGCGCCGAACAATTTGTAAATGACACGATTGACCGAATTTCTGAGAAATTCGATTTTCTCAATCCGGATAAGATTTTGGAAAAAGTGGAGCAGTTTACATCCTCACTGTTCGGAGGCATTGATAAAAAGTTCGGCAAATTCAGTCCTGATGCGATCATCGAAAAAGCTGAGGCATTTGTTGATAAAATTGTCAACAAGATTGCCAAGAAATTTGAGAAATTCAGCCCGGACAAAATCATCGAAAAAGCCGGGGAATTAATAGAAAAAATATTTTCAGGAATCGCTGAAAAATTAGGCAAACTCAATATCGGCGGATTATTAGGAGGCGGCACGAAAAAAGAAAAGAGTAAGGGCGGCCTTACTGCCGGCGGCTCCAACGACCCGAAGCGTCCAGATCTGACAAAGGGTTCACAGCGCACGGTAACAGCGCCAAAATCTTCAGGAAAGTCAGCCAAAAAAACCGGCGGGGCTTTGGGGGGCTGCTGCTGCTGTACCGGAGTGACGAGGGGCAAAAGCAGTAAAGTCGAAGGGCGAAATAAATCCTCGAAAAGAGGTTCCTCCGTAAAGGAAAGCAAACAGGCATCCGTAAACACGCCGAAAACAAAAGGGGCAGGTAAAGGCATCGGCGCGCTTTTGAAAGGCTTAGGAGATTCAAAGGCGCTAAAAGGCGGTATGAAAGGGTTAAAAGGTGCCGCTAAAGGAATTCCCGGCATAGGTGAATTGTTATCACTTACTGATTTAGCCGGCATCAATAAAGATAATGCAGGAGAGAAGGTCGGCTCAGCAGGCGGCGGTCTTGCCGGAGCCGCGGCCGGAGCGGCAATCGGCAGCGTTGTTCCCGGAGTGGGCACATTAATCGGCGGCGCGGTAGGCGGCATCGCCGGCAGTTTAGGCGGTTCCAGCTTGGGAGAGGCCTTTGATTCAGGAGCTTTGAAAGACACGTGGAATGATATTTCCAAAGCGGCGCAAAGTGCTTGGACAACAATACAAGATACTTGGGGAAGCGTTTCATCCTGGTTCATGGAAAATGTATGGACGCCGGTTTCATCGGCTGTCGTCGGAGTGGCGACAAGCATCTGGTCAAATATTGTGAATGCGTGGACGACGATTCAAGGGATTTTCAGCACGGTGTCATCCTGGTTCATGGAAAATGTATGGACGCCGGTTTCATCGGCTGTCGTCGGAGTGGCAACCAGCATCTGGTCAAATATCGTGAATGCGTGGACGACGATTCAAGGTGTCTTCAGCACAGTATCCGGCTGGTTTATGAGCACGGTATGGGGGCCCGTAAAATCGGCTGTCGTCGGAGTGGCGACGTCCATTTGGAGTAAAATCACAGGAGCTTGGGATAAAATTAAATCCGTTTTCAGTACGGTTTCCGGCTGGTTCATGGATACTGTCTGGAATCCGGTGAAAGACATGGTGAAAAATGTCGGTAAAGGAATATCAGATGCTTTCAAGACTGCTTTAGATACGGTAAAGAATATATGGAAAGGGTTAAGCGGCTGGTTTGAGAAACATATAAAAGAACCTCTTGTAAAAGTGGGAACGGCCATATCAGATGCTTTTTCTGCAGCATTCGACTGGGTGAAAAAGATTTGGGATAAAACCGGCGGCAAAATGATTTCAGGCATAATGAACTTTGTCACAGGAGGCGGCGGAGATAAAAAGAAAACGGACAAAAACGCCACGGGCGGCTACATTACAAAGCCGACCATTTCCTGGATCGGTGAAGCCGGTAAAGAATTTGTCATTCCCGTTGACAACAATCGCGGACGCGGAAAGATGCTGCTTTCACAAGCTGCGTCTAAGCTCGGCATGCGTGTTGTCGATGATATGGGCGCGGCTTCGGCTCAGTCTTCTGCTGTTCCGGCGGGAGCGGGCGGTGTTTCTTCTTCTGCATCTGTATCGGCAGCAGCGTCTGTAGAGGCATCCGGACTTGGCGGGACGGCTTCATCACTCGGCAAACAGTTTACTGAAGGCTTTGACAGCGGAATCAGCAAAAAAGCGGTGGATATGGACGGCTGGAAGGAAAAAAACATCGGAACGCCGTTCAACGCCCTCATTTCGTCTTCATCCGGTTACGGAAAGCAAGTCGTTGCGGGCTATGCGAAAGGTCAGAATACTTCGCCGACGGGCACCGATTCATTTTTAAAAACAAAGGTGAAAACACCTTATCAATCGGCGGTTAATCAATCGTCATCATGGGGCGCCGCAACGGTGAAAGGATATTCGGCCGGACAGAATGCAAAAGATACGGGAACGTCGCAATACGTAAGCACACATATCAAGAAACCGTTTGTGCAATCAAGAGATTCCGCGAACGGCTGGGGGTCAGGCCTGATCGGACACTTCGTATCAGGGATGACTGCAAAAGGGAGCGAAGTCAAACAGGCGGCCAAAGATATGGCGAAAAAAGTCGAGGACGCATTCAGAGAAGAGCTTGATATTCATTCTCCTTCCCGTGTCATGATGAGCCTCGGGCGCTTTGCTTCAGTCGGCGTCGTCAAAGGTCTCGGCTCAGTTGACGTAAAAAAATACGCCGAAAAACAGGCAGGCTCGCTTGCAGCAGCCTTTTCCGGCATGGGTGCAGCGGGAGGAAGCGTCAAAGAGTGGCTTTTGGCCGCAATGAAAGCAACCAATACGCCGATCAGCTGGCTTCCGGGATTAATGACGATCGCACAGCATGAGTCAGGCGGCAACCCTAATTCCATTAATCTATGGGACAGCAACGCCAAAGCCGGACACCCGTCACAGGGGCTTATGCAGACGATTCCGAGCACCTTTGAAGATCACAAAGCGCCGGGCATGAATGATATCAGAAATCCAATTCACAACGCCGCTGCCGCTATCGGCTATATTAAAAGCCGATACGGCTCGATCAGCAATGTCCCCGGGATTAAAAGTATGGCTCACGGAGGCCCTTATGTCGGTTATGCCAATGGGGGTCTGATTACCAAGGAGCAGATCGCCCGTGTCGGCGAAGGGAACAAACGGGAGTGGATCATCCCTGAAGAGCGGGGCATCCGCGGCCGTTATCTGCTGCAAAAAGCCGCTCAGGCGCTCGGCATGGAAGTGTCCGATCCGTCCCAGACGGAACCGGCGGCGCTTTCAGCCGGCACGGTTTCCGCAGCCGTTAAAGGCGGCGGACAAACCGTTCAAAAAACGGGAACAAAAGAAATTAAAATCGAATTCAGCGGCGATCAGCATTTCCATAACGGACAGGACGCCGACAGCCTCGCCGCCAAAATCAAACAGGCGCTGATTGATGAACTGCAAAAAGACATTTATACCGGAGCAAAGGGGGCCGTTGCTTTTGACTAAATCTGTTTACGAATTTTGGCTGTCTCAGGGGAAGGACAAGCTCCGGCTTCCCGTTCTCCCTGAAGCGATTGATATCGCAAACAGCGTGCAGAATGATTCCGTGAAAGTCACCGGACTTGGAGAGGTGACGTTTATCGAAGAACCGGGAGCGAAAGAAATTTCGTTCTCTTCTTTTTTTCCGAAACGGTACAGCCCGATTGCCGAATATCAAAGCATCCCTTCGCCGGAAAAAGCCATTTCAGCCATTGAAGCATGGATGAAAGCGAAAAAACCCGTTCAGTTTTTGATTACAGGAACAAAAATCAATGTCACATGCAGCATTGAAAGCTTTAATTACAGCGAAGGTGACAATGAAATCGGCGACCGGAATTTTGATATCGTACTAAAAGAATATAAAACCGCTTCGCCAAGAAAAATCAAACAAAAGAAAAAAACGAAAGCGAAGCGCCCGTCCAAAGCCTCACCCAAAACATATACCGTCAAAAAAGGGGATACGCTTTGGGACATCGCCGGCAAGTTTTACGGAAAACACACGGAGTGGCGGAAAATCTGGAACGCGAATAAAACCGCCATGATTAAGCGCAGCAAACGGAATATCCGGCAGCCGGGGCATTGGATCTTCCCGGGGCAGAAGCTGAAGATACCGCAATGAAACGGGTGAAAAGATGATTGAACTATTTGTCATAAAAGAAACGGAGTGGCTCGAGCTTGTCACAGAAAGCGTAACGCTGGAAGGACACAGATATCAGGCGCCCCGCTCCATCGAAGCGACGATTGTCGTAAAGCAGGGCAGCCAGACGTATTACGGCGTATCAGAAGGGGATACGGTTTTGTTCAAATGGAACGGAAAAGAGCTGTTCCGCGGCGTTGTTTTTGCAAGAACGCCCGATGAGCATACCGTCGCCTTCACCGCATACGATATGCTTCAATACCTTGTGAAAAACCAGGACGTTTACGTGTTTTCCAACAAGCGCGCCGATCAAATATTAAAAAGGATCGCCAGTGATTTTCAAATTCCCGTCACATCCATTGCCAACACAGGCCATACCATTAAATCACTCGTTTTTAAAAATGATACAAGTCTTTACGATATGATGCTAAAAGCGTTAAAGCAGACAAAAAGCCAGACGGGGCGCAATTATCAGCTCTATTCAGAAAAAGGCAGGCTCGGCTTGCGTGAATGGCCGGAGCCGTCTGACATATGGGTGCTGGAAACAGGAGTTAATATCACAGGGTATCAATACAGCACCTCAATTGATGACACCGCAACCCGTGTCGTCATGCGGCTGCAAAAAGACAATAAAACCGTGAAGGCTTCCGCGTCAGACAGCGCGGGCATGAAAACATTCGGCGTTTTGCAGTATACCGAAACGGTTTCTGACGACATTAACGAAGCCCAGCTGAAACAGCGCGCAAAAGTGAAGCAGGCTGAGAAAAAAGGCGTTAAGAAAGAGCTGAAAAATATACAGGCGATCGGTATTCCTGGGTTGGAAAGCGGATTGCCTGTCTATATCTCAATTCCGGAAATCGGGCTGAAGAAAACCTATTATGTAGATACGGACCGCCATGAATTCCAAGGAACAAAACATACCATGACGATTGACGTCACGGAGAAAAATTCACTTCCGGAGGGGACATCCTGATGAGATTAAGTGATGCCATTAAACATTTAGCCGTCGGAGCGGTTGACGCCGAAGCACCGGTAGAGCTGATGCCGGCCGAAGTGACCTCCGTTTCGCCGCTTGAGCTGAAACTGAAAGATCACGACAAACTTTTGATTCCGTCTGATGCACTCATTGTGCCGAAGCGGCTGAGATCCGGAGAAGATGATCAGCTCCAGGCGGGAGATCGGGTGATGACCGCCGCTTTAACAGGAGGGCAGTCTTTCTTTGTACTGGACAAAATTTAACCGGCGTTCGGACGGAAATGTAAGAGAATATCAGCCTATTAAAGCCGCTTCATCATCCGAAGAGGGCTTTTTTACATGATCAAATCTAAAAGGAGCGGGTGCAATGGCCCTGACACCGGAAATCGAATTTGAAGATTTGGAGGATGCGAGTGAGGCCATTGAAACTTCACAAACCTACCGAATTGATTTTGAAAACAACCGGATTACCAATGAACTGATAAACGGACTGGACGCAATCAGACAATTCGTCTATATCGCTCTTCACACAGAACGGTATTCATATTCGGTTTTCAGCCATGATATCGGAAATGAACTGCAGGAAGTGCTTTCAGATCAGAACACGACGGATGCTTATAAAAAAATGGAGATTCCAAGACTGATAGAAGAAGCCTTGCTGTATGATGACCGTATTTTGGCTGTTACCAATTTTGAGATTGAGAAAAAAGATGATGCCTTCACCGTCTCTTTTACCGTTGAAACTGATGAGGGCATGCTTGAGATAGAGGAGGTGCTGGGTGAGGATGTTTGAAGCTCAGACGTTTGACGACATTATGGACAGAATGCTGACGCGCATTACGGCAGATATTGATACGAGAGAAGGCAGCGTCATTTACAATGCGCTCGCGCCTGCGGCCGCTGAGCTCGCAAAGTCTTATATTTGGCTTGATACCGTGCTGGAGCTCGTGTTTTCCGATACGGCTCAGGGAGAATTTCTGGACAGGCGGGCTGCTGAAGCGGGAATTGAACGAACACCTGCCACAAAAGCGGTCAGAGCCGGAGAATTCACAGCGGGCATCACCATTCCGCCAGGCTCTCGTTTCTTCGTTGATAACCTGTATTTTCAATATACGGGGGATGGGACGCTTGAATGTGAAACGGCCGGTGAAGCGGGCAATGCCGGCATTTCAGGGCAGAACCTGCTGCCGCTTGATACGATACCCGGGCTTGAGAAAGCAGTCATGCGCGATATATTAATTCCCGGCCGTGAGGAAGAAGATGACAACAGCTTAAGGGCGCGCTATTTTACCCGTGTCCGCCGGGAAGCAGTCAGCGCAAATAAACAGCACTATAAACAATGGGCCGAAGAGGTTGACGGCGTCGGCAGGGCGAAAATCTTTCCGCTTTGGAACGGAGACGGAACGGTGAAGGTTGTCATCACAAATGCGAATTTGGAACCGGCATCAGATATTCTGATCAAGAAAGTAAAGGATTATATTGATCCGGACGAAGGGCAGGGAGAAGGACAGGCGCCGATCGGAGCGGCAGTAACGGTGGAAAGCGCCGTATGGAAAGAAATCGAAATCTCCGCTTCCGTGCTGCCTGAGCTGAACAGCTCGATCGATGACGTGAAAGCGGAGATTGAAAAAGGCGTCCTGAATTTATTTAAGAAAATGGCCTTCGAAGAAAACACCGTCCGTTTATCACAAATTAACAACATCGTTTATAACTCGGCATCCGTCAGTGACTATGCCGATATCAAAATGAACGGTGCGGCGGAAAACCTCGTGCTCAGTGACGTGGAAATTCCTAAACTCAAAGAGGTGACAATCCTTGAGCAGACTCGATGAGATGACGGCGTACCTCCCGCCGTTTTTAACCCGATTAAAGGAGATGGCACAACTGCTTGAGGCGGAAGCTCCCGAGTTTGAGCGGCAGAATAACGATATTTTCGATTTGACAGATCAGCTCTTTATCACGACGGCGACGTGGGGGCTTGAACGCTGGGAAAAAATATTAAAAATACCGCGGGAATCAGGTGACACGGAGGATATGAGACGGCTCAGGCTGATTTCAAAGATGTCGAATATTCCGCCCATCACACATCAAGCGATCGAGCAGGCGCTAAACCGTTTTTTAAAACATCCGTCAGCTTACGTTCGGATGTTTCCGGGGCAGTATCGTTTTTATGCCGATATCGGGTTTGATGACCTGCAGCACACGAACGAGCTGATTGAAACACTTGAAAAAATCAAACCTGCTCATTTGGCGTATACACTGAGAGCCGCATTAAACGAAACACTGGAAATCAAAGACCGGGTCATTCTCAACAATCGGAGATACCGAAAAGTCAGTGAACTGAAGGTCGGTTATTCCGTCACACTCAACAATAACGAGGTGGTCTTACCATGATATCAGCCGCTTACAGACAGCGTGCCGCAGCCGATCTGAAAAACAGGATCACAAAAGTGCTGTTAAACGGAAAAGAAACTCCGATTGCGGACATTTCCGTAAAAGATGCCGCAGTCACCGTTCTCACACGCAGGGAAGAAGACGTCAAACACATTGAAACCGTGCAGATGCTTGACGAAACAGGAAGCGTCATCACAGAACGAAAAACAAATTTAGATCTCAGCAATAACAGAACGCTTGATTTAAGATTTACCTTTGAGGTGGTGTAACGATGGCTTACGAAGAAAAAACAGACTGGCTTCCGGACGATCCGATTAACGAAGATGACGTCAACCGCTGGGAAAAAGGCATAAATGACGCACACACGGATCTGGCGGCCCATAAAAACGACATGAACAACCCGCACAAAACGACAAAGGCGCAAATCGGCCTCGGAAACGTAGACAATGTCCAGCAGGCAGCAAAGAAAGATTTTGACCGGCACAATCAAGATCTGGACCGGCATGTGACGAAAGCTGAGAAGGATACATGGAATGCAGGACAGCTGTTTAAATTAACGGAAGATAATGGGTTGGCAAAGTATCGAAACGGTGCTGACTTTAATACGGTAACGGATACAGGTTTATATTATATGAGCAGTGTCACGACCGCATTAAACGCGCCAGTGAATAATAACGGGTATTTGTTTGTTCACAACTACGGAACGTATGCTTATCAGGAATATACGTCCTATAGCAGCAGCGACTCAACGTCGTCAGGCCGCCGAAAGTTTATGCGTAATAAAATCTCAGGCTCGGATTCTTGGACGTCATGGCGTGAGTTTGAGTCAGTGGAAGGATCGCAGTCAAAGGTCGATGCACATGCTAATAAAACAGATATTCACGTAACAAAATCTGATAAGGATAAATGGAACAATGCGCAGTTAAATAAAATTTCGAATGATGACGGCCAGCCGTTATTTAATGTCACAACTGATCTTCATGCTGAATTGTTAAATTATCCTTCATTGACCTATTTCTCATATGAAAAAACTGCGGCGAATACCCCTCCTGCAGGCGGACGCGGGTTTTGGACCTGCAGTGTCGGAAAGTCATATGGTCATGTTCTTGCCATGACAAACGACAACAGAACATTCCGTAAGTCTTTGGCAAATAATGTTTGGAGTGATTGGGTTGAGTTGGACAACACAGAAGCTGTACAAAAACTAGTAGACGCTCACGCTAATAAAAAAGACATCCATGTCACACAGGCGGATAAAAATATGTGGAACGGCGCACAGCTTTCGAAAATAACAAACGATAACGGCGGCTATCTTCTTACAATTGGTGATGATGATAACTTTCTTGAAAAAATCGTTAAAAACGGCAGGGCGTTCGGCACCTTTTATTCAACCGGCAAAGCGGCAAACAGTCCGAGCAATGCTTCGACCCGCGGCATGTTTCATTTTACCTCTCTTGACAGTGAGGGAAAGGGAACGTTTGGGTATGTCATTGCCGTCGATTATAAAAATAATATGTTCACGAACTATTTGGATTTGAACTTGGGCTGGCAGGGCTGGCGTCGCCTCATTACTGAACTTGATACTGAGAATGTACCTTGGATAAATGTTCCTTATAAAAATGGCGCTAAATCAGGAGACAGGCCGCTTCAATACCGCAAAGTGGGAAACACCCTTCACCTGAACGGACACGTTCTTACGGACAGAGAAGTGGTATTCGGGAGTGTGCCATCCTCTTGTGCGCCGGCCAAAGGCGTTGTGACGATGGTTGCAGCCAGCGGCACCACCGGTTATAGCAAATTTATTATATATTCTAATGGAGATATGAAGCTGACGGGAATTATGGCCAATATAGAAAATAATGTGAACGGCTATTATATTGACCTTGTTTTGGCACTCACGTAAAGGAGCGAGAATATGAAATTAATATTTCCGTATGACAATGACAACATTTATACAGGCACTCCGATTGAGCTTTATCCGGATTCTGAGACAGGAGATTATATGATGCCGCCTAACGCTGCGGACTTTCCGCCGGAAATAAACGGCGAAGGCATGTGGCGCCCATTTTTTGATGAAGAGAAACAAGAATGGGTGGAAACGGCTGACGAAGCATATAAAGAGAGCTTAAAAAAAGATACGGCTCCCGATTCAAACCAGCTTGCAGGCCTCGGCGGACAGCTGGCGAATGAGAAATTGGCCAGAAAAGCAGCCGAACAAGCGCAGCAGTCACTCGGCAGGCAATTAGCGTCTTTAAAATTAGAATTATTAAACGTAAAAGGAGAATGAAAAAATGAAGAGACTTAACTTTTGGGTTTACGCTTTGTTTTATAAGTGGGCCACAATAGAAATGGTAAAACAGGCTATGGGCTATGATGACTGCTCTGCCGAAGATCTGGCTGAAGGTGTGGCCGCGAAGTATATCACGCCTGAGGAATTTCAAGAAATAACGGGTGAAACATACGAAAATTATAAAAATGCTGTGTCATAAGCCAAACGGCTTTTTTTATTTGTCATTTTTAATAAATCAGAAAAGGAGGACGGCCGATGAAAAAGCATTCATTTGAATTTCCCGCCGATCAACTTGGCAGGCCCGGCGCCGTAAAAGCTTATCGCGGTAACAAAAACGATTATGTCACACCGGTTGCTGATTTGTCCGGAATGGCAGAGCTCCTTACCAATACGCCGCTAGAAGCGATTGAAGTCTACAGCCAATTCGGACAAGACCGTTTAGGAGCCGTCTTAATAAACAGAGCACAGGGGTGGGCTTATTCGGACCGCAGCGGAACTCTTTTTATCGAAGAGAGCGAGGATAACAATTCGTGGACAGCTTCACATTCTGTCGCAGTAAAAGGCGGAGTGCTGACCGCTTCGGGTTGGGTCAGCCTGACAAAAAGATATTATCGGTTCCGTTTTGAAAACGGAAATCAAAAACAGTCCGAATTTGTTTTATACCAATCTGTCGGTACGGGCGGTGATATGGCGTTTTCATATACAGATGTGATTTTTCATGAAAATGCAGCAGAGGCGGGCGAGGGAAGCATCTTCTCGGCGGGCGCTTGGAAAAAACTTCTCGTCGAAATCACCGGCACGGCTGAGTCGGGTCATGTCGCGTTTTGGGGGAGATCCATCTCGGGAAAAAACGTGCCGATCAGAGGAATCAGGTCTGATGACGGGACATCAGCCGCCGGTACGTCAGGCACAGAAGAAGTGTGGTCATTTGATATTGCCGGCTTTAAGGAAATCGTCATGGAAATCAAAAGCATTTCCGGCGGGAGCCTTTCTGTCAAAGGCACGGCATTTTCGTAAGAATGAAGCTTCCGAAGGGAGGTGAGAACAATGTAAGAGGGGGGAGCGGAAGTGCTTCTGGATGAACAAGCGGTGCAAAAAGAATTCGCAGGCATCAAAGGTGAACAAAAGGTGCTTGAACAGCGGGTGGCCGCATTAGAGCGGGTATCCGACCGGCAGGATCAGCAAATCATGACGCTGAACGAAAAACTGAACAAAATTGACGAAAACACAACATGGATTAAGCGGACCATTACAGGAGCGATCGTGACAGCAATCTGCACGGGCGTCATTGGCGGAGCCATCGCCATCATGTACAATCTGCTGCAAAAGTAAGGGGGAAACCGATATGAAATTCGCGGACAAAGGCACGGTCGTCAGGACGGTGCTTCTTTTGCTTGCTTTATTGAATCAAACTTTGCTGATGTTCGGCAAATCGCCGCTGAATATTCAGGAGGACCAGGTCAGCCAGCTTGCAGATACGCTGTATGCCGCCGGGTCGGCCGTTTTTACAATCATAACGACTGCCGCCGCCTGGTTTAAAAACAATTACGTTACAGCAAAAGGGAAAAAACAGCAGGCTTTATTAAAAATAAACAATTTATCGAAATAGGAGAGATGAGAATATGGTAAAAATCACACAGGATTTTATCCCGGCAGGAAACAATAACCGTCCAGGCTATGCAATGACACCGATTTACATTACGGTGCACAATACAGCCAATACCGCAGTCGGAGCTAACGCCAAAAGTCACGCAAGCTATGTGAAAAATCCCGATACACCGACAAGCTGGCATTTCACAGTCGATGATACGGAAATTTATCAGCATCTTCCGCTGAACGAAAACGGCTGGCATGCCGGTGACGGAAACGGGGACGGCAACCGTAAATCCATCGGTATTGAAATTTGTGAAAACGCAGACGGCAACTTTTCACAGGCCGTGGCAAACGCCCAATGGCTCATCCGCACATTAATGACCTCGCACGGCATCCCGCTTGCAAATGTCGTTGCGCACAAGCATTGGTCAGGAAAGCTTTGTCCGAGAAGACTGTTGGATACATGGGATGAGTTTAAAGCGGGAATCGGTTCTGGGGAAAGACAGACGTATACCGTCCAAAAAGGAGATACGCTGTCGGCGATCGCGCGGAAATTCGGCGTCAGCGTGGCCGATCTGCAGAAATGGAATAACATCGCTGACCCGAACCTGATTAAAGTCGGACAAGTACTGATCGTCAGCCCGCCGGTTGAAGCACTGTATTCTCTTCCGGACGAGGTGATTCAGCTGACAGAGCCGTACACGTCCGGCGAAAAGGTATACCGGGTGCAAAACGCGCTCGCCGCGCTTTATTTCTATCCTGAAAAAGGAGCTGTCAATAACGGAATTGACGGTATCTACGGTCCGAAAACCGCAGATGCCGTGGCCCGCTTCCAATCTGTAAACGGACTGACGTCTGACGGCGTCTACGGCCCCGCTGTAAAAGCGAAAATTCTGATGCAGCTTTAACAAAAAAGGCTGAGTCCCGTTCACATTGCGGGATTCAGCCTTTTTTCTTTTTTAACCGGTTCAATAGCCTGAGATTCCTCGCCCGCATCCTCAGCGAATAAGCGGAAAGCCCGAAGCGTCCGTAATCCACAAACTTTACGCGCCTGACAATTTTCTTCACATCATCACCTGTCGCATCTCTTTGTTGGTTTTATTATATGAAAGATATGGAAAAAAGGAATAAGGACAAGAGCCGTGTCTCCTGTCCTTAGTGTAATCAAGCTTTTTTTTGTTTATACTTGTCAATCAGCCGCTCGTTTTCTTTGAAAATTCTGGCGGTATGAGGGCTGACCTGGTAACTTGCGATACTTGTCATTGAACGTTTTTTAAACATTTTGAACGGTTTCGCTCTTTGTTCCGGCTGCCCGTTTTGAAATGCCTGCTCCAT